CACTATCGTTACATCTAGACCATATTGATGGAAATAGTGATAATAATTTGGTGAATAATTTTAGATTATTGTGTCCAAATTGTCACACACAAACCGATACTTATGGAAGTAAAGGTTTTGGAAATAAACAAAAAAAGAATACAAAAAGAAATTCGTATTTGAGAAGTTATAAAATGCCCCGGTAGCTGAAAGGTTCAAGCGTCCTCCTTACAAGTGGAAGTATGTCAGTTCGAGTCTGACACGCGGCACCAAGTTTTGTTATCCTGTTTGATCCCAAAGTGTTCGCATAATGGGTAGGGTATCGAGCAGTGCGGCATTAAGTTGCTATTGCGTCGTGAGGTTGTGGAACAATAAACTGACAAAATCCACAATATAACAAATCCAGTTTTGTAAGTGTTAGCAAGAAAAATCACGCTAGTAAGGTTTCTTCGAAGGACTGAACTAGTAAAAGGTTGCGTGTTCGATTCCGACTGTTCGCCGTTTACGGTGGCGGTATACAGGTGGCGTATCAACTGGAGGACTCCCAAGTAACGTACCGAGACCTTGCCGGCTTTATATACTAAGGTGAATGGTTCCGATAATATGGGTGGAACTACTTACAAATTCAATTTCTCCATGACACACGGAGTATAATAGGATAAATTGTGTGTTAACTTTGCTTTTATCGTACAGTGACAGTACACGCCCTTGGTACGGGCGAAACCCAAGTTTGATTCTTGGTAGAAGCACCAATTTAGCAACTTTAGCTGATGTGGTCATAGCTGCGGTCTGAAGAACCGTTGAAAGAGGTTCGATTCCTCTAGGTTGCACCATATTGAAACACATTGTGGAGAGCACTGTGTAGATTGAGAAGGTTTGATTCCGACTCACTACATCACTCGGTATCCTGCGGCCGCAACAGTGTGTTTCAATATGGGTTGTAAACTTAATTGGTGAAGTAACCGGCTCTTAACCGGAAGAACAGAGTTCGATTCTCTGACAGCCCACCAATTTTATGCCCCGATGACGGAACGGTATACGTGCTTGATTCAAAATCAAGATTCTGTGGGTTCGAATCCCACTTGGGGCACCATGTCTCTGTAGTTCAACGGATAGAATACATTCCTCCTAAGAATGGGATACAGGCTCGATTCCTGTCGGAGACACCACGTTGTTTTTTAGCAACAATGTTAAAAAAGACTTGACAAATTACACTTACCTTGTTATACTATGTTCTTGTTAGTTTATTAGGATCGGTTCAGCAACATTACTAAACTAAGGATGGATGGTCAGAGATAACTTCATAGACTATCACAGTGAGTTTGGATTTCTCACGTAAAACAAAAAGTACAAAACGATCCTGTTATATATGAAAGTTTTAGGTTAAGTTCCGCAAAATAAATTAATGCTAATGAAAACCGAAAGGCCGGTTCGATTCCGGGTTCCCTTAGGGGATAAAGTGTAATGGTTGCACATTGGTACGCAAAAAGTTTAACCTGTTGATTGAAAAGGAGATTATTATGTCAACATTCGCCGACGCTGTATTGAATCAAGAAGCCCGTACCGTAAATGGTATGAAGGCACGAAAGTCCACTGCAAACGCAGTTGTAGATTTGTTCTACAATGCTGGCGCATCTCGTGGCAAAGACATTAAGCCTGCATTTGCAGCTGCTTTGGCGGAAAACCGCGACCTAGCATTGCGTGTAGCCGCATGGCTTCGTGATGCCCGTGGTGGTGCTGGTGAACGTCAATTGTTTCGTGATATTCTAGTATACCTAGAAAATACCGACACAGAAGCCGCTAAGGCTCTATTGACTAAGGTACCAGAACTTGGTCGTTGGGATGACTTGTTTGTTTTCAAGACCAAGGCTTTGAAGGAATCGGCATATACCATACTTGGTGATGCACTCCGTGAAAAGAATGGTCTAGCTGCAAAGTGGACTCCACGCCAAGGTAAGATTGCGGCAGAAATCCGTGCATTCTTCGGAATGTCACCAAAGTTCTACCGTAAGTCTCTGGTCGAAATGACCAAGGTTGTTGAAACCAATATGTGTGCAAAGGACTGGGATTCCATCAACTTTTCACACGTTCCTTCCGTAGCGGCTGCCCGTTACAAGAAGGCCTTTAACCGTAACACCGAAACCTATGCAACATATGTTGCGGCTTTGGTAAAGGGTGAAAACCCTGAAGTTAAGGTTAACGCATCTGTGGCATTCCCATATGATGTGTTGAAGGGACGTATCTCCAATTATGGAGTTACATTCAACAAGACCGAATTGGACTTGATTGAAGCACAATGGAATGCATTGCCTAACTATGTTGGGGATGCAAACATTCTGCCTCTGGTTGACGTATCTGGTTCTATGACCTGCACCGCAAGTAAGACCGGTAAGTTGACTTGTTTGGAAGTTGCAGTCTCTTTGGGATTGTATCTTGCTGATAAGAACAGGGGTGCGTTCAAGGACACATTCTTGACCTTCTCCGGCAATCCAGAATTGTTGCACCTAAAGGGTGGTATCAATTCTAAGATTGACCAAATGGTTAAGTCCAGCTGGGATATGAACACTGACCTGAACAAGGCCTTTGCAAAAATCCTAGATGTTGCTGTAAAAGGCAATGTAACACAAGAAGAAATGCCAGCAATGGTGTTGATTCTGTCAGACATGCAATTTGATGCCTGCATCAAGCATGATGATTCTGCAATCGAAATGATTGCACGTATGTACGAAGCCTCAGGATACACTTTGCCAAAGGTTGTATTCTGGAACTTGAATGCTTCATATGGCAATGCGCCTGTGAAGTTTGACAAGTCAGGTACTGCACTGGTGTCTGGTTTCTCTCCAGCCGTGGTTAAGCCACTGCTTGCGGGTGACCTAGAAAACTTCACACCAGAATCCGTGATGTTGAAGACCATCATGGACGACCGTTACAAAGTGCTGTAACGCAGTGGGCACCGAAAGGTGTCCATTTTGAAATACATTGCTGAAGTTGGTTCGGTTTGACAGGGAGATCCAATTGCCTATGTCGTTAGTGTATTTCAAAATGGATTTGCGAGTGTGGCGTAATGGTAGCCGCATCAGACTTAAAATCTGAGGTCGTAATGGCGTGCCGGTTCGAGTCCGGCCACTCGCACCAAAAGTTGTATATATATTATAGCAGAGTATGGAAGTGGTTATCCGTCTGGCCTCATAAGCCTGAAATCGCTGGTTCGAATCCAGCCTCTGCATCCATCTTGCGGGATTAGTTTAATGGTAAAATTAGAGATTTCCAATCTCCAGTCATCAGTTCGATTCTGATATCCCGCTCCACTAAAGTGTTTAACCATATAAATAATGGATGCACTTTAACATAATCATTACATTTAACGACTTATTGTTTTTACTGGGGTGTATACCTCTAGTAATGATATTTTGGGTAATGTTTAAAGACTGGTCAAACGACCGAAATAGATACTAACCACCTGACGTTACAGCCTTTGCCAATTCATTTTTCTGCTCTCGTTCTCTGTCGTCCTGTTGCTGTCTAAGGATTTTTTGGCGCGCCACAACCTTTGCCTCATACGCTTTTTGTTCTTCAGCCATACTATAAAACTGAACACCCATCATAATAAATGCAGTAATAATAGTGCCGCCGGCCAATACATATAAAGACAGCATTCCGTATTGTGCCATCTTTTCTTTATGTGCTTGTTTGGCTTTTGCTAGTGCTTCTTCACCTTCACGTTTTTCTTGTAATAATCTAGTACGTTCAGCAATCATCTCCTGCCAAATTTGAGGTTTGCCAAGTTGCCAGTATATCATGTCTTTGAGTGCTCGTTCATCTTCACGCAATTGATTACTACGCATAGCAAACTCAAGTGCTTGGCGTCCTATTTCAGCATCTGATTTATTTAATGCGCCATGTTTGGCTTTGATACTAGCCATATGAACTTGGTCAGCGGCTTCAAAGAAATGTCCCACCTGGCCAATAATGCTGTTAACATCTTTGCCCATAGCAATGGCTTGTTTGATGCCACTAATTGCTGATTGTGCAGCAGTGAACGCTAGACCAATAGTGATTGGATCCATTATTTACCCACCCCTCTTACATATTTCTGGATACAATCTATTAGAGCAATCTTTTTTTGCCCATTCAACACAATCGACTTTACCCTCTTGCGGTGTATTTGACCATTTCCATCGTATGCAAATTAATACTTCATCTTTTTTCAAAGTGTTGTAAAGTAATATATTTTGATCCGCCTCTATTGAGCTACATAGAATGATCGATGTTAGAATGGCCACAAAAATAATTTTAAACATTTCGATAAGTATACCAATAAATTGTTGACAACAGAACAAAAAAATGATATACTAACGCATCAAATCAACCAATATTTATAAGGAAGTGTCATGGTAATTATTGTTTTAAAATTAATCACAGGCGAAGAAGTTCTTGGAGAAGTACAATCTCAAAGTGAAACTGAATGGGTTTTGGAAAATCCTGTAGGTATTGCAGTTGTTCGTGGCCAAAATGGCCAACCCAATGTAGGATTTGCACCTTTTCCAATACATGCACCACAGAAACCAGGAAGTGTTGTTGCTTTGGCAAAGAAACATGTGATATACTCTTACGTTCCTGCCGAGGATTTCATTACGAATTATAATCAAATCTTTGGTTCTGGTATTGTTCTTCCACCATCAAAACAACTTATCGTTTAATGCAATTTTATACTAATGTACAATGTTTCGGTAATAGTATTCTATACCGAGGCGTAATGGATGGCAAAAGAGTTAAACAAAGAATTGACTATTCACCATCACTTTATATTCGCAGTAAAACTGGCCAGTATAAAACACTTGACGGTAAAACATTAGAACGTAAACGTTTCGATGACATTAGTGGTGCCCGTGAATACATCAAAGGTTTTAAAGATGTGTCCGGCGCACCTAAAATCTATGGAAACAATCGTTATGAGTACGCCTTTATCGGTGAACAGCATAAAGATATGGTCGACTGGGACCAAGATAAAATCGTTATTGGAGTGGTTGATATTGAGGTTGGTTCAGAGAATGGTTTCCCTGATCCATATCTTGCGAATGAACCTATTACTGCCATCTGTTTGAAATATATTAATGGCCTGACAGTCGTTTTTGGCTGCGGTGATTATGTTGTCCAAGGCAACGAAGTCTATATTAAGTGTAAAGATGAATGGACACTTTGCAAAAGATTTCTAAAACAATGGACTAATAATTGTCCTGATGTGTTGACTGGTTGGAACACCAAGTTTTTCGATATTCCTTATTTGATTAATCGTTTTCGTAAAATTGTTGGTGAAGAAGAAACTAAACTTTTATCGCCTTGGAAATATATCACTGAACGTAAGACTATCATCAATGGTCGACCAATGACGGCATATGATATTGTTGGTGTTGCTTCACTTGACTATATTGAACTGTATCGTTGGTATGCTCCTAATGGTAAGTCACAGGAATCATATCGTTTGGATGCAATTGCGACTGCTGAGGTTGGTGAGACTAAACTATCATATGATGAATACGATAATCTGCATGAATTGTATCGTTTGAATTATCAAAAGTTTATTGAGTATAACATTAAAGACGTTGAGCTGATTATTAAACTGGAAGAAAAACTAAAACTATTGGAATTGGGTTTAACTCTTGCATACGATACCAAGTGTAACTATGAAGATATATTTGCACAGACACGCATGTGGGATGCACTCACTTACAATCGTTTGATGCAAGATAAGATTGTTGTTCCTCCAAAAGAAACACAAGAAAAAGATGGTATGTTTGCCGGCGCATATGTTAAAGACCCACAAGTTGGACTACATGAATGGCTTGCATCATTTGACTTGAATAGTTTGTATCCTCATTTGATGATGCAATATAATATCTCACCAGAGACTTTGATTGAACCAGAAGATTACACACAAGAAATGCGTGATGTTATTTCTTCTGGTATAAGTGTTGATAAATTACTCACTAAGTCAGTTAACTTGTCAAATTTGAGTGGTGTAACAATTACACCTAACGGCCAATTCTTTCGTACAGATATTCAAGGTTTCTTACCAAAGATGATGGATGAAATGTATCAAGACCGTAAAAAGTTTAAGAAGATGATGCTGAATGCAAAGCAGGACTATGAAAATGAAAAAGATGATTCTAAAAAGTATGAGATTGAAAAACGAATTGCTAGACTCAATAATCTTCAGCTTGCAAAAAAGGTTTCTCTTAATTCTGCTTATGGTGCTTTAGGTTCTCAATATTTCAGATTCTATGACTTGCGTATGGCCTTGGGTGTTACCACTGCCGGTCAATTGTCAATCAAATGGATTGAAAATAAGATTAACGGTTACATGAACAAGTTACTGTCGTCAGAAGAAAAAGATTATGTCATTGCTTCTGATACAGATTCAATTTATTTAAAACTTGGGCCTTTGGTCAACAAAGTGTATGGTGTTGATGGTGTAGTTTCTATGCCGAAGACTAAAGTGATTGACTTTATGGACAAAGTTTGTAAAGACAAGATTGAGCCATACATTAACGAATCATACAATGAGTTGGCTGAGTATGTACATGCGTATGCACAGAAGATGCAAATGAAACGTGAAGCATTGGCTGACAAAGGTATTTGGACTGCCAAGAAGCGTTACATCATGAACGTGTATGACAATGAAGGTGTTCGTTACAATGAACCTGACTTGAAAGTTATGGGTCTTGAAATGATTAAATCTTCCACTCCCGCCGCAGTTCGTAGTAAGATGAAAGAATCAATTTTAATTATGATCGGCGGCACGGAATTAGACATGCATAAGTTTATTGCAGATTTTAGAAAATACTTTATTGGATTGCCACCCGAAGATATTTCTTTCCCTCGTGGAATTAATGGCCTAAGTAAGTATTCCGATAGTAATAGTTTATACAAATCTGGAACACCAATTCATGTTAAAGGTGCAATTCTCTACAATCATTATCTCAAAGAAATGAAG